AGGGTCTGACCCGACACCGAGACAACGTAGTTTTCCTCGCGCGCGAGGTAGCACAATAGCTCCCATTCATTGCTGAATTTGCTGAAGCTGCCGGCCGTGACTCGGCTATGTTCGAGCTGGTAATACTGGCCTACCGGCGTGCTCGTGCTGACGACGTTCGCTTGCAGACCCCGGAGCCCGGCCAGGTAGGTAGCAATCTGCGAGCTCGTCGAGTTCGGCCAAGCGTTCGACGTCTTGGTATCCAAGAACCGCGCGCTCAGGTCCCGGCCCGACAACGACACGACGCCGTTCTCGACATCGAGGTGCAGGTCGTCGATATCGCCGGTGACCAGCGACACCCAGCTCACTCCATCCAGCGACGCCCTGATTTCGACAGTCGACGGCGCCGGCAGGGCTGACCAATCAGCCGCGGACATCCCCGCACCGACTGCGACCTCAGCGGTCCAACGCGCGGCTTGCAGATGAGCCGTGCTCTCGACTGTGGCGGCGTAGCACCCGGGCGCCGGCTGACCATTCACGAGCAGCTGTATTCGGGGCGAACGCACCGGGTCGAATGCGAGCTGTGGCATGGTCGTCTCCAGGGCGGCTTTGTAATCGATGTAATCATGCCGATTACACTCCGGATTACAGATATCCATAGATATTATCTACAAACTTCGATTTGTAATTTTGTAATCGGAAAACAGGGGGGGTCTCCGTGTGCGTGAGAAATCTCGTTCCTACTACGCACCGTTCCGCTATCGTTTTTCGCGTGTGTATGGGCGTGCTGCCCGAAAACTGATTACAAAATTACAAATGAAGTCTTCGCAGTCCTGTTAAGTGAACTCTTGTAATTCGATGTGTAATCCGGGCAATTACATCGATTACAAATCGCCAGTGTCGGCCGGAAACTGCACATTATCTGTGCAAATCCGGCTTACAGCAGTCCGACGACCCGTCCCATCCTCGCCGCCACCACACCCGCCGACGCCATCGAGCTCGCCGCCCCGCCCAGAGCCAACAGGTTCGACACAAAGCTCAGCGCATCGGCCCCGGCGACGACCTGCGTGCCGGCACCGGCCACAGCAGCCGAGGCACGGGATTCCGCCGCCAGTTGGGCCGCCGCCGCTGCTGATGCTGCCGCCTGGGATGCCGTCAGGGCCGCGGTGTATGCCGTGGTGCCGACCGTGAATGCGTCGTATGCGGCAAGCTGTAGCTCGGCCAGCGCGACCGAGGCAGCCAGTGTGGCGTCGGTAACGGTCTCATCCAGGTCCGCGGTCAGCGATGTGGCGGCTTGCTGATTGGTCAGCGGTGCGGGGGCCTGGGCATCAGGCAGCAGACAGAGCGTGATGCTGTATGGCACCAAGCCGCCAGCGGCACTGTAGTCCGGCTCGAATGCGCTGATGACCGCGGTGCGCCTGAAATCCGCCCATGACAACGTCACCGGGGCGCCGGCGGTCCGCATGGCATCGAGCTGGCGGGCGCGGCTCACGGCGGCCGGACCGATGAAGGTGGCGCTCCACGATACGTCGCGGTCGTCGGCACCCATGGCGTCAATGACGCGACCTCCGCCGGGGAGACGGTGGACCGCAAGACGCTGGGCGCCGCCGAACGGCATGCGCGACGGGAGCTCCAGTCCCGACAGCGTGATGGTGCCGAGTTGAAGGGGTGATGTCATGGTGGTCTCCTCTGGGCGCAGACGGCCCCGGATGGCATTCTGAGAGTCAACTTCTCAGGCACGATTCGCAGCCATGACTAAACGCCCAGCTCGAACCACAGCCTCGACGCCCCCGTCACCATCACCGATGGACGAATTTCTGTCAGGCTTCGAGTTACTAAGCGCGGTAGACGTCCACGATTCTGGGCTGCTGCCAGACGGGTTTACGGACAAGTTTGACGTCTACAGCTACCGCAATGCCCTGCGAATTCTCAGCACGTCATGCCGAGCAGAGTTCGAGGAAGTCATAGAAGCGCTCGAAGGTTTCAGCATCCGGACCGATGACATTGTTGTCGGCGGCGGCAACAAGTCGAAAATAGCGAAGGGCGTGGAGGGCATCTTTCATCCCCTCGGATGGAGAGAAACCCGTGTGTCGGCAGACTTGTTGATTACCCGCACCGTGCATATCGACCCGAACAAGCGCGGAAAGTCTGCGCCGACCGAAAAGACCCATGCACTCATCAAGAACGCGGTGGACGGTCATAAAATCGACTTCGTCAAAGGCCGAGTCGCGTTTGACATGGAGTGGAATAGCAAGGACCAGACGTTCGACCGCGACCTGTATGCTATGCGCAGCTTCTATGAGACGAACATCATATCGGCAGGCATCCTACTGACGCGCGGAGAGTCCCTTGTTCCCGTTTTCAGTGAGCTCAAGGCCAGAGCTCCCGATAGAATCAAGACCTCGAAATTCGGGGCATCAACGACATGGATGCGAAAGCTGACGCCGCGGCTCGACGCAGGCAGGGCCGGCGGATGCCCAATCCTAGCGCTCGGGATTCGGCCAGCTCTGATAACCGATTATGAGCAGTGGCTCGATGAGCACCCTCGCCAGCAGGAAGCAACCTCAATCCTGTCGGATGAAGGTGATGCTGACGACGAGGATTGATTCTTACTCGGCCGCTATCAAGCCCCTCGGCTGCCGCGTCAGAACCTGACGCTCAGACGCCGAATTATAGCTGTAGGTCTTCCATGTCGGCTCATAGCTGTCCGACTGGTTGCCCCACACAGTCCATCCATCTCGCGGTCCGCGGGCAAACATCTCCAGGTACGGCCCGGGCGAGCATGACTCCACGAGGTCATACTGCTCGTCCGGTTTACGCGAATGCTCACGCTTGCGGGTGCCCATGTAGTTCACCTGACGCCGGCCTGGCGCCAGAGTGCGGGCGTTTTTACCGCGCGTCCCGAACAGCAGAATCTCAGTCACGTTTCGGAAATAAAATCCGACGCCACGCCCGTCAGAACCCCCATCCTTACGCAGCTTGTGCCAGATGATGTTGGACTTGTAGGTGAAGCCCCACGCTTGCATGACTCGCAGCCCGTCCGGAAGCAAAGCGTTCGGAACCCACATATATAGGTGTGCGGTCGCATCTAGATGGTCAGCAACCGGCAGTCCGCAAATCTCGTCGAGCGACATCGTCCCGTAGCGGTTCAAGCGCCGGTGCTCAGGCGCGACCTTACCGGTTCGATTAGTGAACTGCCACGGCGGGTCAGCCAGGATGGTCTTAAAGCGCCGGCCTCGCAGTGACTCCGACAGCGCCTGGTCGGGCGGCACATCAACAAGTGTGTCGACCTTCAAGCGCTTAGGCATTTTTTGTGTTCCGCGTCTGTTCACGTTCGTCAACGGGCGGACCGTAACCGCCGTCGAGTCGTGCCGCAAGGCTAATCCGCGGTTCGATTCGCATCAAAGCGCCGATTTTCGCATCGGTGAGTCAGATAAGACTCAGCCTCCCTGTGCAACCGGTTGCACCGGCGCCGGCCTCAGCAGCTCCCGCACCAACGCCCGCGACGACTGCGCATCTTCGAGAGCATTGTGCGTCCTCGGGTGCCGCAGGCTCACATCCCGCCTGACCTCACCGAGATGCCTCTGATTCAGCAGCGCCAGCATGTCACACACCGCAGGCACCGAATTCAATTCCGGCCGCCGCTCATGAATCGTGTCGACCAATCTCTCGAACCAGAAACTGTCCATGGTCGTGCTGTCGACGAAAATCTCCGACCCATCCAGCCAGTCCAGCAGCTCGCGGGCTACTTGGTCGGCCGGCTGACCATGGATTTCGATGTAATCCCGACCGAGGCCGTGGATGCGTTCCGCCGCCGGGTCCCAGTGATGCCAGCGGGAGTGCGGCCGGATGACCCTGTAAAACGTGTCGTGTGAGTGCAGAAAACAGACGCCGACGGAAATCGGATAACTGTCGAAACTCAGTCCGCTGGCCTCGAAATCGAGGAATGCGACCCGGCGCGACCGCCAGGTGTCGTAGTTGTACTCGCTGCTCATAGGGTGGGTCCGTGCCGGCTGATGGAGCGCGGCGGCGATGAGTCTATGTCGGCGGAGTCAGGGGATGCAAGCGTTGCTATCGACGCAGAAGGGGTTTCGTGCGAACAAAAATCATAGGTGCGATACTACACGGGCGGGTCCTACATGAAAAAGCTGGTCGCGTTAATCGTCATGACCCCTGCCGCAATCGCGCTGGTTGGGTATGGGTCATGGATATATTCCGCGAGCAACAAGCATCCGGCAGCTGGCGACAAGGAGGAAATCCAGAAGGTCATAGACGCTTCTGGTAGTTCTTTTAAGGGATATATATTACTTGACACTCGCGACTGCGCCATGGGTCCAAGTGTCTTGTTGCCGTATGCTGGCTGGTACTGCACTGTACATCCGTTGAAAGACGGGTCGGCAAACACAAGCAAGAGCTATGTTGCTTTTATTGGTGAAGTCGGCGGTCAGTATATTGTACCGATTATAGATAATGCGCCCGGCGTCCAGTCGGCTACCTCGGGACATCCTTAATTCGACATCCCGGGGTAACTTGGCACCGAGCTGATATTCGCTCCCGCCCCACCCGCCGGCGGCCTGCTGACAGCTCTCGTGAGCCCAGAGCCGACGCTGGCACCGACGGCACCTGGATTCACGAGATGCACGTACGCGGGATTCGACGGAGAGCTGCCGGAGCCGGATGACTGACCAGCTGACGGCACGGACCTAGCCGGCATCGGCTCCCCATTGATGTCTAGATGGTCCCGAACCCGCCGGGCGAAAAAGTCAGCAGCGCTTTCGCCGGTCCGCTGCGAGCCCGGGTGCAGCAGGCGCTGATGCTCCAGGTCGGCCTTCAGCAGCCCATCGCTGATATGCGTGCCCAGCAGTGAATCAGCGAGCCCGGCGACCGAGTGCACGAGCCAGCCCAGGGCCGACACGAAAGCATGCAGAGCAGCCGAGGCGTCCGACTTCGCCTGCGTAGCACCGCCGGCAAATTGCAGCAGGTCACCTCCGAGCTCGACGATAACGCTGCCGAACAGCGTGATGTAAGGCGTCAACGTCTTCAGCCATGCCGCCGCCTTGGCGCCGTCGTCAGCAATCGTGTGGAAAAACGACCGGAAAATCTGGTCACTGTTCTTCCCAAGCGTCTCTTTCACGGCATACAGAGCAGCACAGATGGCTACCAATGGCACCAGCACTGGCCCGAGCAGCGATGCGCCGGCTATCAGCGCAGTAATCGCACCCGAGATTATTAGCGTCACCGAGCCGATGGCGGTCCATTTCAGAATCGCCGAAACCGTGTCCTGATGCCCAAGTGCCCAGCGTGTCGCCGTTTCCAGCGCATCTGTGATTCCGCGCATCGTGCTCAGCAGAACCGGCACACCCGGCCCGCCGAGAGCCGTCTGCAGATTCCGCCACTGCGCGAGCATCTGGCCGTGGACGTTTTCGTAGGAGCCGGCGCGGATGTCGTCTGCTGATTGAGCAGACCCTTCGACCCGCTTTGAGTTCGCGGCCGCATTGGCCAGCGCAGCCCAGTTCGCCTGCGCGTCGGCGGCACCGCGCTGGGTCGTCGCACGGCCGAAGGTTTGATAGTCGACCAGGTCGGGCGAGCTGTGCAGGGCGTTGGCCGACTGCTCCAGGACCCATTTCATGAATGCAAAGGGGTCTGACTGAAGCAGCGAGTAGTTTTTCAGCGCGCGGTTCGGGTCAAATGTGCCGTGCGTATGCTGGGCATTCCAGGTCACCGCGTTGCCGTCGATGATTCCCGCTTTGATGAGATTAGCGAGCTTCTCACCGGTCATCTGTCCGCCGCGGAATTGCTGGTTCAGGCTCGACAGGATGGTGCCCGTGCGGTCGGCTGACACACCGCTGTTCGCGAACTCGCCGGCCTCGGCGTAAGCGGCATCGAGGCTCAGGCCGTGGGTGGCAGCGGTACCGGCTTGAGCGAAAATCTGCCTGAACTGCGCCGGTCCAATTTTTCCGCCGGTGAACACCATCATGCGGTGCTGGGCGTCGAGCTCGGCCTTCAGCGACGCTACATCGACTTGGCCATCAGCACCCCAAAGATGCCCCCGCAGTTCAGCCGCTTTCACCGCGTCCCGGGCCATGCCCTCTGGATTGCCGTCGCCGAACTGACGGTTCGCAGTGATGAAATCCATCACAGCAGGCAGAGCCGCCTGCAGGTCGTTGGTCTTTTGGAACTGCGACCGCATCTCGCCGGCGGTATGCAGCACGTCAACAGCTGTGGTGTCGCGATTCCGCAGCGAGACGTCCCAGGCTTGTCGGGTCAGTTTATCGATGTCTCCCTGGCCGACACCTGCGAGCTTCAGATTGAGCTGTGCATTGCTGAGCTTGGCTGCCTCTTCGGTAATTTTCTGTAGCTCACGCAGAGCGCCGCCACCGACGACTGCCGCACCGAGACCCATCGCCGCGACGTGCATCAGGCTCAGGCCGCCATGGGCACGGTCGAGTTGACCGTTGAACGCATCCATCATGTGCATGATGCCGCGCAGGCCGGCGGTCACGCCGTCGGCGAGCGTCATCGAAACGCCGATTTCGAATGCATCAATCACAGGGTCTACTCTCTCGATATGATGATTCGCTTGCCCAACTCGGCGGCCATGCGGCGGATTTCGGGCTCTGATTCAACAGCTGCCTTGGCGAGAAACGGCCGCGGCGGAATGCGCTCAGTTCCGAGCTCCTGATAGACCGATATCTCACTGGTCGAGCCGATGACGACCCGGTGACCGTCGACCGCGTGACGGATTGAATCCCGAAGCTCGCCGTCTCTCAACAGCGGCGACGGCGTCGGGTAACCGTGTCGCTGTTTTTCAGAAATCGTTGATTCTGCGAGCGCCGGCCAGCCGTCCTGCTCGTGCCCGAGATAGGATTTCGCGCGCTGCTGAACGAGCTCGCCGACACGTTCCAGTAGCTGATGTTCAAGCGCTTTCGAGCGTGCCGCGGCGCCAGCAAGGTGAGCTGCGAACTGACCAGGCGACATCTTCATCAGCCGCGCTCCTTGAAATGACCGGCATCCCAATCGAACTGCGCGCCTTCAAATCCAGCAAACACGATGCACCATGCGGACCTGGTCTCGGCGTCCAGCGAGAATGCGACGTCGAACGGCACCCCGTTTTTCACGAGCAATAGGCACTCGATGACGACGGGGTCTGTTGCTATGCGGCGGACCGTATCAAGCGGAGTCGGCGTCGGCGTCCGGCTCATCGTCGTTCTCCGCAGTCGTCATCAGCGCCTGCTTTGCGCGCTGAATCTCACCGAGCACATGAGCCTGTGCGGTCGCATAGCCCTCGTCACCGAGGCGCGAGATGGCGGAATCGATGCCTTTTTCCGAGGTCGGAAACGGCAGCGGCCGGCCGTCGATGGCGACGATGCTGGCGGCGACTTGCACGGACAGCGCATACATCTGATTGCTCGAATGCTCGCCCATCGCGCGCATCAAGCGAATCTGGTCCAGCACAGACAACTTCTTGTAAGTCAGCCGACGACCCGAAGGCGTTTTCAGCTCAACGGTCTCGTTCGCGCTTGCAATAATCGAGCGCGAGGGCGTCATTTCATCGTCCATGATTTCCTCCCTCCGGCTCAGATGGCGTTGCGATAGCGCGCGTAGAACTTCAGCTTCATCTCGACAGTGGTGTCGGACTTCCAGCTGCCGGTATCGAACGACATCGCGCACTCGGTGTACTCGAATGCCGACGTGCTGCCGTTCGACTCTGTGACGTATTGGTAAATCGTGCCGACACCAACATCCCCGCCGGCGAGCCAGAAACTGCCCTCCTGGACGGCAATGAGAGCGTCGATGGCGACCGACGTGCGGTCGAACGAAACCTCCCCAGTCCATCCATCAGGCACGTTACGCTGAATAGGCGGTCCGTTTAGCACCTGGCTCTTGACCTCCTTGTATGACGGCTTCGAGGTGAAAGCTGTCACATTCGGCAGGTCCAGCGTGCTGCCATCTGGGCCGACGATGACGAGCGAAACATCCTTACCGAGCGACCATGTATGCGTCGTCATTGTCGGTTCTCCGAGTTTTATTGGTGGGTTTCTGGGTCTGGAAGCGCGGTCGGATTACGACGCGACGGTGACGGTCGCCCCGCCGTTCAGGTTCACGAGTAGCTTCTCGGTGATGCCCTGGTACCGCACGGTGACCGAAGCGACGACGATGCCGACGCCGGTCTGCGACTGCGGGTTGTTCGAGGTGTCGCAAACCACAGAATACGGCCGCCCGTATGTCGCATCGAGAATTCCGGCAGTCGTCGATGAGCTCAGCAGGCTGTTCAGTGTCGACCGAATGTTCTGCAGCTGCGACGTCGACACCGGCTTGCCGACATAGATGCCCATGCCGCCACTGATGCTGCGAGCGAGGTAGTTCGTGACGCCGGTATATGCGTCCGTGTTCCGGGTGCTGTCCGACGATGTGTTGTGGCCAGTCTGCGCGCTCCAGTAGCTGCCGCCTGGGCTAGGATTCGAAATCACATCGATACCGGCTGATTCCAACACACCGATATCCGCATCTGCATAGCTCGCGAGCGTGCCGGCAGCGGACAGTCCAGCATGCTGAGAGCCGACGATGCCAATGAGCGCCTTGTTCAGAGAGCTCTGCTCAGGCGACAGCGAAACCAGTTCACCCGCAGCCACAGCCGCCGGCGATACGAGCCTGGTCACACCGTTCGTAGCGTCGAGCCAGTACAGCCAGTCGCCCAGGAGCAGCTTGACGGCCCAGGAATCAAGCCCGGCGGCCGATTTCGCCGACACCGCGTTCGCAATCGTGTCGCCAGCCGGGGTTGTCGCGACGGCATAGGCGCCCTCGCTCAGCGCGAACGACGACAGCGTGGTCCATACCGAGGAATCAGTGCAGTCGGCAATGCTGACAACGGCGACGCCGCTGCCTCGCAGAGCATACAGACCGGTGCGCGGGCTGATATCTGTGCCCAGCAGGGCCGCCGTGGACGGAACGCCGCCGTCAGCGCCGCCGGTCAGCTGGTACGTCGCAGAGGTCGGCGTGCCGGTAGCCGGCAGGTTGTCATAGGTCTCGGGAATCCCACCGCTGATTCCGACGACCAGCTTCCAGGTGCCCTTGCGGCTGCCAGGGCCGACGCGGACTGAAATCGAGTTGCCGAGGACGCCGGTGTACAGCGCAGTGAGCGTGCCGGCGACCGGGTTGATGGAAATCAGGCGCGAATTGCCGTTCACCGCACCGGCAGCTACCGGCAGCAGAGTCGAATCTGCCGTGTCATCGGCCTGGCTGAGCGTGAAGCTGGCGGCGGTGTCGGTGCCGTCGCTGACGCGGACGAGGCGGAAATTCGAGGCGCCCTGGAGTGCAGCGACGGCGACATGCGTGCTTAGGTCATGCGAGCGAACGGTCACGGGGCCGAGCGCGGCGACCGCATCGCTTAGACTGCCGGCGATGAGCGGCTTGTTCAGCGGACCCCAGCTCGCAACACCGACGAAGCCCAGGATGCTGGTGTTGGCGCCGCTCAGGACGGCCGCCGACGGGGCGACGACGTCGACGTAGACGCCAGGACGCTGGAGACCAGTGATATTGAATGAGCCAGACTGCAGGATAGGCATTGCGGATTCTCCACGAGAGATGGCTCCGCACGGCTGGCCGGCAGAGTGTTGATAACTGATTGATTCGAATACGTTTATGTGCGCGGTAGCCTACTCTGTCGCCAGAACCTAAACTGCCGACACCGATACCGCCGGCGAGAACAATGCCTCCGCCGCCTGAGCCTGCGCCGACACGCCGAATTCGACGCCGTAATTCATGTCCCGACGCCAGAGCGCCGCCTTTTGCGGCAGGTCGTCGGTACGCTGGCCGCGATACAGCAGCCTTGCGGTCGTCCCGTCTGGCAACTGCAGCCATGGGAGCTGAGCCAGCGCCAAGTCCAGCACTCCGGAGACGGCATCGCGAACGTCGGGCGTCGGCGCCCAGATGATAACCGATAGCTCCTGCCATTCGCGGCGGACTTCAGACGACACGGTGCCGAACGCGCCGACGGCGACTTGCTGCACACCGGGAACCGTGATGACCGCACCGGCGACCGCCGCATCGGGAATCAAAGCAGCCAGTCCGGCGGCAGCAGTGACCGCGTTGTCGGTCGGACCGGCCGCATAGACGTATCGCTCGCCTGCAATCACAGCGCCGACGTTCTGCGCGGTGCCTGAGGCGCCAGCGAGCGTGATGGTGTTGCCGTCAGTTGTGATGGTCAGCGTCGGCGCGACGCTCGATAGCTGCTGCCAGGCAACGGGGTAGCGGGTTGTGTTCCGGCTCATGCCTGGCCTGCTGTAGACCGAGATGTCGCACCCGCCGGCCTGAGTGAATTTCTCAAGCGCATCGCTGACCGGCCAGCCGCGATAGACCCGGCATTTAACCTGGACGGCGCCTCGGAGAGCGTTTTCGACGGCGGCGACCAGTGCGGACTCGACAGCGGCGAGACTCATTTGATAGCCTCCCGACAGGAGAACGGAACAAGAACACGGAGGGCGAGATGGTTCAGCGTCGATGCGGCACGAGGTCGAGAGATTGCTACTATACGGACGACGAAATCGATGCGCTATATGATGCATCGCGCGGTCGGCATGACCCGCCTGAGCCGGTAATATTCGCCGGACACTCAACTGGCATTCGACTCGTTGTGCTGAGATATAAAGTACCTGGCCAAGAGCATCTGCGTCAGTATTATATCAGCCCGCACCCGTATCGTGACTCAGGCCAGCGATGGGGATTGATGCCAGCGGCGTGATTACTATTCGGCTTCCATCATCGTCAGCCGGTACACCGAGCCCTCAGAGCTGACCGAACTGATGATGTACCTCTGGCCGTTGCCGTCGTACGCGATGTCGTTGCTGAGAACCGTCGCACCAGCCGCCGGCAACATCACATTGAACCAAGGCGACCGCGTTTCCGACGGCAATCCAACATCCGATTTCTCGCCCTTCGTGCCCTGGATGACGCTCGCCGGCCACGATTCCAGCACGAGCACCTCGGTACCCGCGACGTCACCGCCGTAGGCAGCCGGAATGATGTTATCGTTCGGGTCAGCGTCGACGACACCCGCATCCGGCGCCGCGGCCCGTTTCACGGTCAGCACATCGTTGCACAGCACGGCCTGAACGTGCAGCAAGGGCGACTGGTCAGCGATGAACAGCGTCTGCTGCCCAACCAGATAATCGCCGGCCCTGGTTTGCGACGTGTCGACCAAAATCTGACGCATAGGTTTGCCAAGAGTCACTGGCTGCCGGAATCGATATGAGTCGGCGCTGATTGTGACCGGGAACTGCATTAGCGGCGTGCCGGCGACGGGATTCGACGGCCCCGTCGGACGATACAGCGAGAACGGAGTGCCGGTCGCCGCAGCCGATTTCGCGTAGCCAAGAGACACCAGTTCGGCGATGCGGGTTCCGTCCACAGCTTGATTCCCGGGTGCTATGCGGCGTCGAACAGCTCGTTGATATCGGCGTTGGCTGCGAACGTCTCGACGCGAACGCGGACCTGGTCGGCGTCGCCACAGGATTTGCTGACGCTCAGCGAGACGACCAGACGGTCATCAGTCCAGACGACACTGTTCATCGCGTCCAAAATGCTCTTCGCGAGATTGTCTGCGTCGCCGTCACCTGGCGCCGTCGGCAAGGTCCCGTCCCTGCCGGCGAACTGCAGCGACAGCACCACGCGCACGGGCTCGTCGAAGAGCGGCAGCTGTGAACGGGCCATCGCGGCCTGGGCAGCGAGCTGAATCAGGCTCTCGTAATCGAGCGTTCGCTGCGGCGTGTATGTGCGACCTCTGCCCAAGCGCGGTCGCGCTTTCGGAATCGGCCGCGTCGCGATGGCGAATTCGAGGACACGATTCGAAGGAAATGGGACTGGATGCCGTGACGGCGGGTATCTACGCTGCGCCATCACAGGAATCCATGCTGACTACTATATACAGGTGTGCTGCCCGGTACAACTCACATGACGATGCGCGAGCCGCCATCACCGAGACCGGCACCGGGCGGAATGCCGAGAAATCCACAGAGTTGACGGCGCTGATATGCGAACAGCCGCTGGCGGTCAGCGACCTCGTTCGGATTGCGGACCCAAACAGCAGCGCTGGCTGTGTCGAGATTCGCGGCGGCTGTGATGATGGCGGTTTCGAGCTGCTGCAGTGTCGACAGATATGTGCGGATGACGGTGAGCTCGGCATCGGACGCATTCGTGAGCCGATATTCGAGCGTGCCGTATGCCGTGAAATACCGATATCCAGCGTTCGCGCCGGCACCGTTGCCATAGAGCTCGTAGCCGCAGAATCGTCTGCAGTCGACGCGCTCTGAGTCGCTCAGCGGACCGGTGATTGAGGTCGTTCCGCTCATGATTGTCAGTCCAAGTGTTCGAGATGTGCACCGCGGCTCATCAGAACCGCAAGCTCATCAGGGGCATCGACGACATATCCGGCATGCCAGCTGTGCCGGCGGCCGGAATCATCGATGTATGCATAGGGTCGAATCAGCCGCGCGGCATCGGGCGCACGCGGCGATTCAGGTGTCGGCTCAGCCGGCAGTTCGTCCGCCGGCGTGGCCTTTCGGGGGCGTGCCATGATGGTTTAAGCCGACATTGCTGCCGGCTTCCCTCGGTTACAGGCTCTCGATGACCACGGCGCGCTTGAGAGCCGAGTTCGTCGCCGTCGAGATGATGGACGGGTTCGCGGTCACGTCAGTCGGCAGTGCGAACCCACCAATCCAGTACCACGACTGGGAGATAATCTGACCCAGTCGGTCGAGCGGCGGCCGCGTAATCATGCAGATTCCATCGTGCATCTCTTTGAGACCCGCATTGACGTCGGGGATATCCGAGTAGCCGGTATCGACATAGTCGCCTTCGATAAGGGCACCCTTGCCGACAACGATGGCTCGCTGAATCTCGACACCATTTAGCACCTGCTGCGGAGCCTCGGTCGTGGGAATGAACCGCACCCCCATCAGTTCGAACACCTCGCCCTGGCGGAACTCGCGCGACTGATACGCGCCGCGGAACATATTCTGGAACTGCCCGTCGTCGAACAGACCTTGGAGCTGCTCGTCAGACAGATGGCAGTTATACAGACCGTCGATGGTCGGCACTGCATTGCGGCGCAGCTTGGTCACCGCACCCTGGACCGCCTTGAACGACAGAGTGTCGCCCGCAGTCAGACCAGCAGTCGTCCTGCGGCCGTTCGGACGAATCACAGCCGGAGCCGAGAATGCGATAACCGGAGCGCCGGCGACACCGTCCGTTGTGGCGACATTGGCGGAAAACTGCAGCGTTCCAGACATGCCGCTAGGTGCGGTGGAAACATTCTGCGAGCCGTCCGAGACAACGCCGATGCAGTTGTATGCAGTGCCGTTCACGTAGACGACAAGTGGATTCAGGGGCGATACCGCCGCGACGATACCGACCGGAGTCACTGAGTTGACGAAGCCGCGGATGTCATCGACGTGCAGCGATGCCGAGGCAGAGCTCAGTGCCGACGATACCGAGGTATTGCCGCCGAGATAGCCGCCCACGTCGAGTACGCCAGGCGTATCGCTGCCGAAATAAAGTGTATCACGAGCGTTGAGGTCTAGTGTCGCCAACGCCTGCTTTCCACCGGCCTCGGCATTCGCCAGAAACTGGCTCGCGATGCCGACGCCCTCAGACACCATGTTCAGGTCGATAGTGTCTCTGTAGAGCCCGAGCCCCAGCGAGTACTGTTCGACGGCCCAGCTCGATGGCGTCATCCCGTTGTCGAGCCCGGCGTTCTGGCTCGGGTCGGCAGCTACCTTTACAGGCGCCTTGAGGCCGCGACGGGTCTCGGTGATAGCCTGTCCGATACGGCCCGGAAAAGTCATGCGGTCGGCGATGGTACGGAAGCCGAGTTTCGACTGCAGCCCTGTCTGGAACCTGCGTGCGAGGAAGCCTTGCTGGATAATCGGCTGCAGGCTGGCCGGGAAGTTTGCGATGGACATAGTTCGTTATCCCTTTCGAGGATGGGTTTGTTGACGGTGATGGACGCGCGAATTCATCACCGCGGGGCTCATCCCCGAGGCGCTGGGTCGGCGCAGGTAATCGTGTTGTTGCCGGCGGACCGGCGAACGGTCAGCGCTGCTTCAGCAGTGCGGCCTCGGCAGCCGCGTATTCCTCGGCCGACATTTCCGACACGTGTTTGACCGTCGATGGCGCTGGCTTCGGAGCCGCCGCCGGGTTCGAAGTCGTGCCTTTGTCCGCCCCGGTCGCCGTGAACAGGTGCGGCAAGCTCGCCTTCACACCGGACCAGAAATCGGTCGGCACCTGGACGGCACCGTCGGCATCGACCGACACCGCGCTCTTGTCGATGAGCGTCAGGAAATCGGGATGCGCCAGACCGGCGGCAATGCTGCCAGCCTTGAGCTCGGCATCAATTAGCCGCTGATGGAATCCATCCTGCAGCTCTGAAACCCGCTTCTGCAGCGCTTCAGCATGCGATTTCGCGG